TTGAATCAAGCTAGTAGAAATTATATTAACACAGTTAAATATCCTACAGATGAAACAGGTGAGCCATTATATTACGCATTTAATGGTAGTGATAGTTCAAATAATTTAAAAGTAGATTTATCACCAGTACCTACAGAAGCACATACATTGTCTTTTGATATTGTTAAACCACAAGATGAATTAACATTAGCTGCAACAGTATTAAAAATACCAAGCAAACCAGTAATACTTGGTGCATGGGCTAGAGCAATATCTGAGCGTGGTGAAGATGGTGGTACACAATCTAGTCTTATGGCACAAGAAGCAAATGATGCAATCAAACAAGCTATTATGTTAGATAGCGGTAATACACAGTATGAATCAGACTGGTATGTAAATGAAAATTATTCTCATGGAACAGTTAATTTTAGATAATGGCTAAAAATTTAGAATATTTACCCTTAGATAATTTCGGTGTAAATGGATTAAATACGCAAAGCAATCCATCTACATTAGACCCATCATATCTTACATCTGCAGATAATGTAGTAATGAGAGAGTCGGGTAGAATATCTTTTAGAAAAGGTTTCAAACAAAAAGTTGTACCAACTGGTACAGCAATAGGTTCAATAGTGGAGCATAATGACGAAGGAACTAATAAAATATTTGCTAGTTATGGCACTTCTATTTATACAGTTGATTTTACAACTCCTAATGCTGCCTTTCCTAGTAGTGGTGCTGATGTTAAACATACCGTTGCTAATAGTACAGGCAATTGGCAATTTATTAATTTTAATAAAAGGTTACATTGTTTACACACAGGAGTAGTGCCACAAAGATATGATGGAAGTTTAGGTTCTGGTTCTAAATGGACAGCACATGCAACTGACCCTGCGTCAATAAGTACGCTATTTGACCCTAGCTGTGGTATGGGTGCATATGGAAGATTGTGGGTAGGGGGAGTTACAGAAGCCCCAGATGTAGTTTATTATTCTGTTTTGCTAGATGGAGATGATTGGACTGGTACTGGTTCTGGTAGCATTGATTTAAAAACCGTATGGGGAAATGATGAAATTGTAGCTATTGCACCTTTTTATGGACAATTAGTTATATTTGGTAAAAACAATATTGTGTTGTATGATGGCCCAGAGTCGGGTGGAACACTAGCACTTAATGAAGTTATACGAGGTGTAGGGTGTGTAGCTAGAGATAGTGTACAAGCTATTGCTGATGATTTAGTTTTCTTGTCAGAAACAGGTTTAAGGTCATTAGCTCGTACTACAGAAAAAGATAAATTGCCTTTACAGGATTTATCTTTAGCTATTAAAGACACATTAATAAGAAATATTGCTGTTAGCACAAATGTTAAATCAGTATATTTAGAAAACGAAGGTATATACATTATGACTTTTACTGATAAAAATATTACATATGTGTTTGATTTTAAACATGCTACACCTGCAGGTACACCACGAGTTACAACTTGGACATTTGATAATGATAGAGAACCTTCTTGTATGATACAGTCTGTAAAATACGCAGGTTTGATAGCAGGACAAAAAGATGGCGGTATAGCAGGATATGAAGGTTATTTTGATACGGATTTGGCTTGGGTTAATTCAGCAGCTAGTTATACTAATGCTCCTATCACTGCTGATGTATCTAGTATTTGGATTAGAATGGGGGAAAGAGTAAGTGCTTCATTGTTAAAACGAATGATATTAGTTTTAGAAGGTGGTAGTGGTGCTACATTAGGTGTTAGATGGTATAAAGATTTTAGTATGAATTCATCTGATACTACAAATATTAACTTACAACCTGCTACAACTGGTACAACAGCTTTATGGGGAGCATCTACATCATTATATGGTGCTTCTAAATTTACGCCTATTTATGGTTTACAAGAATACACTACGCCATTAGCAGGTAGTGCAAAACATTTAAAACTTAACTTATCTATTTTAAGTAATGGATATGATACTTCGATACAAGATTTGGCAATAATTTCAAAACAAGGGAAAATAAGATGAGCGATTATACAATAGCAGTCAATTGGTCGGGTAAAGATGCACTTTCGGATAGTGATGCTGCGAAAGTAATATCTGGCTCTGATTTTAATACTGAGTTTACAACAGTAAGAACAGCAGTTAATTCTAAAGCTGATACTAATGGTGATAGCGGAGAGGATTTTTCTGCTAATAATGTAACAATAGCAGGTAATACTACTATAGGTGGAACACTTGCAGTAACAGGAAATACTACAGCACCTACACAAAGTGCTTCGGATAACTCTACTAAAGTGGCAACTACAGCCTATGTTACAACGGCTGTAGCAGCAGTTAGCAAGGCAGTTATTAACGGACACGCTTATCCAGTAGGCTCAATATACACTTCAGTAGTATCTACTAATCCTGCTACATTGCTTGGAGTTGGTACTTGGGCAGCTTTTGGAGCAGGTAAAGTAATGGTAGGCATTGACTCTGGAGATTCAGACTTTGATACCGCAGAAGAAACTGGTGGCTCTAAGACTCACACATTGACAGTTAATGAAATGCCATCACATAAACACCATCAAGGCACGGGTGCAAGTAGTGGTTCACGCCAATGGGGTCAAAATGCACCGGGAGGAGATGGAGCATGGGCAAGTGACCAAGGTTCAGACAGTACAAGATATACTAATTATGTAGGTGGTGGAGCAGCACACAACAACGTACAACCATATATCGTAGTATATATGTGGAAACGCACAGCATAGGAGAATAGAATGGCAGACGCAATGAGTTTAATAGCAGGCGCAATAGGAAGTGCGTTACAAGCTAAAGGAGCTAAAAAAGCAGCAGCAGAAAACCAAGCAGGACAAGAAGCAGCAGCTAAGTATGCTTTAGAAGGTTCTTATCCTTACAATGTAGCAGGCTCGCTTGGTGGTGTTAAGTTTGATAATGAAGGTAAGGCTATAGGATTAGGTTTATCTGAAACTTTCCAAAAGCAGCAAGATGCTATGATATCTTCTGCCGATGCTAATAGAGCATATCTAGCAGGTATAGAAGCTGACCCACTTACAGCAGAAAATAGATACTACGAACAACAAATGGCTTTGCTTCGCCCAGAACAAGAAGCAGAAAGAGAAGCTTTAGATGCTCAGCTTGTAGCTAGAGGTATGTTAGGTTCTACTGGAGGTATGGGGCAAGCAGCAGCATTAAGAGAAGCACAAGGTACTACTAATTTACAAGTTAGACAATCAGCTAGCGATAGAGTACAAGATATGATAGATAGATACAGAACTAGAGTATCAGAAGATGTATCTGGAGCTGTTACTTTAGGACAGCAACCTTTAGCGTATGCTGATTTAGGAGTAAAAACAGGAGGTATGCTTTCACAAGCAGCTATGCTAGGTTCTAGATATTTATCTGGAGCTGCTTTAACTAATGCTAATATGACTATGGGTAGATATGGTGGTTTAGCTAGAGCTGCTAATAGCTTTGCAAGATATAAACCTCAAGATACTAGAAGTTATTCTACTAGACAACAATACGGTGGCGCAGGACAAACGCCAACTAGCGTAGCTGGTAGGTTATAAGGAGAAAATAATGGGAATGTTTGATTTCAATCCAGCCGATGTAAGAGTAGCCACTTCTGAAGGGTACACAAATGCACCAATGCTAGGAGCATTTGCTGGCTACGGTGGTATGCTTCAAGGTATAGGTAAACTAGCAGGTTTTCAAGATGAAGAAGACTTACTAAAAGAAATATATGATACTTCTGACTTTACTACTAAAGAAGGAAGAGAAGAAGCTATAGCTAGAATTAGGCAAGTTAATCCTGAAAAAGCTGCTGAGTTAACAAAACAAATACTATCACAAGAACAAGCAGAAGCTGCTATTGTTAATACTCAAATACAAACAGATAACGCTAAGTTAGAAAGAGCTAAGGTTATTTATGGACCAGCTTTAGTAAGAAAGTTTGAAACTGATGTAAGTAATACAGGACAAAGAGCAGCTATACATGCTTTTCTTACAAGTGAAAGGATTGATTTTAATCCTAAAAAAGTAATTACAATGATAGATGCTATTAAAGCAATTGAAGATGAAGTCGGAGATAAAGGCTCAGGTACTTATATTACAGGTTTAAAAGCTTATGTTGGTGATAAACAAGACTTATATGTTAATCAAGGAGTATATGCAAAAGCAGGTTTGACATTAGATACTAGTGAAGATACTACTGTAGCAGCTCCTACAGAAAGAGCTGATTTAGTAGACCCGCCTCCTGTAGATACAGATGTTTATGTAGCTGAAGAAGTTGATAACAATGACAGTAACTTTACAAAAGCTTATAAAAAGAATAAAGCTGTAAATGAAATAAAACAAAAGTTACAAGATGTAAAACAAAGCTTGTTTAACTTAGGAATAGAAGCTTTTATGCCTCAAGATAAACTAGCTATTGAAAATGCTGAAGATGCTGTTTCTGCTTGGATAGCAGGTCCAGCTTTTGGTACTGGAGAAATTCCCGGTATGGATTCATCAGCTTTAAATTGGTTTTTATCACAACCTCCTGAAGAATTAGAAAAGTTTGTAGCAAACCCTGTAGCTTACTACAAAAAGAACAGAAGTAAAATAGAAGGTAGCGTTACTTATTCAGGCATAAATAATGAAGATTTATTTGCAAGTATTCCTTATAACTTAGATAGTTAATGTATAGAACAGTAGCACAAAGAGAGGCGCAGTTTGAAGCTGAGATGGCTCGTTACTTACCTGAAGATAATTCAGGTTTTGTAGGGGGTTTTCTTAGTGGGCATAATAGTGTAGGCTCTTGGTTTACTTCTGGCTTGTCTGGTATTTTAGCTAGTAAAGCCGCTAGTGATAATAATCAAAGAAAGTGGTACATACAAAGAAACGGTATACAGTTTGGTAAAAATGAACTAGATAAAGCTATAAAAGAATATGAAGAATTAGCTAAGCATAGAAAACTAACTGAGTTAGAAAGTGCAGATTATAAAGAAATGGTAGAAAGAAATACTGCCTTGACTAGAGATTTGCAACATGTATTTGATACTCAAGGTGGTGATTTAGATGCTGCTATAGATAAAGATGGTAAAAGTTTTAATCAAAGATGGGGTGTAAATACTGAAGATGAAGCAGCACTAGGTGCTTTAATAGAGTTATTTAAACAGAATCCTTCTTATGTAGGTGGTGTATTTACAGCAGAGATTATAAAAGATTTACCAATTACTTTGCTAGCTTTATTAGCTTCTGTTCCTACAGGAGGTAGCTCAGGAGCAGCTCAGGGTAGTAGAATTGTAGCTACTACACTTAATAAATTAAACAATATACAACCTGCTGCTCTTAGAGGATTAGCTAAAGTAGGTACAGGAGTTGCTAGTGGTTCGGCTGTAGGTGCTGGCTATGAAGCTGCTTACAGTAAACTTAATCAAGGTAGTGTTAAAGGTAATCAAGTTAAAGCAGGTGCAGCTTTTGGTGCTGGCTTTGGTATATTAGCTGGGTTAGGTATTTTAGGTAGAACTAATAAAGATTTAAAAGCTAAACAAGCACAACAAGCTCAGGTAAAAAGAGGCTTGTCTGGTGGTGATAGAATTGATTATAAGTCTATGGTACAGAAAGCACAGGAAGAAACGCCTGTTACGCCTGTTACTAAAGACTTTGCTTCAGAAGCAGTAGATGCTTTGTATCCTTCTGAAGAAATAAACAAGGTTAAAAAAGCAGCACATATAATTTACACAGAGCATAATACTCGTATTTTTCCTGAACTAAAAGATGGAGTAGAATATAAAGTAGTTACATTGGCTCAAGCTAAAAGTTTAAAACTACCTAATATTAGAGATGATTTACCTGTACAGTCTATTGTAAAAGATAATGTAAGCCATATAGTCTGGCAAGAAGGTAAGATAAGTAATGAGTTTAAAGGTTTCTATAAAAACTATGAGCAGATACTAGGTGATTCTTTTAAAGATATAACACCTAGACAACATTTATTTCTTAGAGATGAAAATAGTTACAGAAGTTATTTAATGGCTGCTGAGTTAGCTAAGGTTAAACAAAGATTAATGCCTGAGCCTCAAGCTAGAACTGCTGATGAAGCTATTAACATAAAAGAAAACGAAGCTAACAACATGGCATTGAATGAGCTTGAAAGAGCTTATGAGCAAGTAGAAATGGAAAACATGAGTGTTAGCGATAGGCAAGTAGATGAGCTTATAGAAGAGCTTAAAGCTACTAGAACTGCTCCTGATGATATAGAAGTTAATACTACACCAAGTATTGTTAACAGAAGCATGACTTGGTTAGAGTCTAACCCTAGAAAAAAGCTAGGAATAGCTGCTGGATTGGCTGGAGGTGCTTACGCAGTAGCTGACAAGGATGAAGAAGAACCTTTTCAGCAGGCATTAGCTGTAGGATTAGGTGTAGCACTCGGACCTAAAGGATATAAACTTCTTAAAGGTAAAACTATAAATACTACTACTGCTAGGATTAAAGCACAGATAGCAGAAGGGTTAGAAATAGATGCTGAGCAAGCTAAAGTATGGGAAACACAAGCACAAGTAATTGTTAGTCAGTTAGATAATTTTACAGATGCTCAAGTAAGAACTATTATTAATAGCATAGAAGGTGTAGACTCAGCTAGTCTTAATATGACTAGTGATATGAGAAAAACTAGAAATGAAATTAAACAGTTACTAGATGAAATAGGTAAGCAAGCAGTTGATTCTGGACTTATAGCTAATAAAGACGGAGTAATGAAGTTAAGTATGAAGGGTATGGATTCTTCATCTAGAGGTGCGTTTTTAAATAACTACTTTCCTCACTTGTTCCGTAATATGGATAAGCTAACTGATGATGACTTAACTGTTATATTAGGCAAGCTTAATGATGGAAGTGCTACTAAAAGAAACATAGAAGGTACACTTGCTGACATACAAGATATGATAGATAGTGGTAGATTAACTACAGGGTTACAATTACTTAGTCCTAAAGAAGCTATCAATGTTTATATACAAGGTATGTCTAGAGCCATCATAGGTAGGAATGCTTTGAATAGCATGGAGAAAATGGACTTAGGTTTTGCTCCTAATAGAAACGATATAGCACTACCTGCTTTATTAAAAGATGCAGATTTCCAAATGCTTAAAGATGCTGGTAAGTTAAGCGACCAAGAAATAACTCATTATAGAACTTTTGAACATCCAGCTTTAAAAGGATATGTAGCACATAATAATATACACCATGTACTAGATGACTTCTTTGCTATAAGACATAGAGGAAACATAGGAGAAATGGGAGAAAAAGTACTTAAACTTAACAATGCTTTAAAGCGTGTGTTTGTATTTGGTTCTTTGTTCCACGCACAAGCGTTAGTTATGTCTAGTGTTTATTCTTTAGGTTTAGCAGGTGCTATAAAAGGCACTTTTAAAATAGGTCCAAAAGATATTATTACTAAAGCAAATGAAAGGAAAGGCTCTAGAACTATAACATGGACAGACATGCAGCTAGGTGAAACTCAGTTTATAGACTTAGCTAAAGAAGCTATAGCAGATGGTTTACAAATTGTTAATATTAAAAAGCAAGAGTTAGTTAACCCCGGTAAAGCACAGATAGATGCTGTACTTCCTTACCTTGGAAGAGGCGGTGAGATAATGATGAAAGGCTTTAATAAAATAGATAACATTACTTGGGAATATTTACACGATAGAATGAAACTAGCTGTTTACCTGAAGCAGAAAGAAAGAATGTTAGATGCTGGTGTTGAGCCTAAGCTAGCTGGACAAAAAGCTTCTGAGTTTGCTAATGATGCGTTTGGTTCTCTAGACTGGAATAACTTTAGCACTAGGTTATATGCTTACGCAGCTAAACATCCTGAAAGAGTAAGAAGCAAAGTAGCTAATAGGCTAGCACAGTTAGTACCTGTTAATAAAAGAAGGTGGTTAAATTTAGGATTGTTTGCTCCTGATTGGACTGTATCTAACATTAGAATTTTATATAGAACACTTACAGGTTTACCTCCTATGAGCAAAGCAGTAGCACATAGAATACATAAAGGTGACTGGGAAAGTCCAGAAGCTAAAGCTGCTGTTCAAGCATGGAACGCTTATGCTACTTATGCTTGGAAAGCAGGTCTATACACTTCAGCTATGTGGTGGACAATAATGAAATTATTTAGTGACAACGAACCTACAGTTGAAGGTTGGTGGGATTTTTGGACTGGTGAAAATAGTGGTAGATTAGACTTAGGTAACGGAGAAACAATGGTTATATCTAAGCAGATTGCAGAGCCTATACATTGGGCGCAGCACCCTATGCACACTTTTATGAATAAGACAAGTGTTGTACCTAAGACAGGATTAGAGCTTATGTTTAATAAACAATGGTTCTCACTTAAACAAGGTATGCCACTTGGTCCTAGATTAGTAGATGAAGATGGTACACAACACTATGCTAAGTGGATACTAGGAAAGACAGTACCTATTGTAGGTAAATCTGTACTAGATGAAGACTTAGATTGGCAAGAAAGATTTGAAAGAGTATTTACGGGTTTCTTTGGATTCCCACAATATGGCGACCCCGAAGATAACAGGAGATAATTATGGCAAAAGGCAACCCTTTAATAGATGAAGAAGATTTAGAGAAAGGAAAGAAAAGATTTGACCCAAACCTAAGAGATGAAGGTGCTGGTTTCTTTAAAACATTGTTTACCGCAGGTAGTAACTTAGGTTCAGATGCTGTTACAGAGCTAGGATATATAGCTCAAGCAGTAGCTCGACCTGTAGATACTGGTGAAGCTGTACTAAGAGTACTAGCTGGTTACGCACAGAAGGCGTTACCTAATGATTGGGAGGCGTATTTACCTGAAGACTGGGCAACTAACAAGATGTATGCTAATGCTATTAATGATTACTATGCTGAGAAGTATGGAAGTTTAGAGCAAGCTGCTGATTCTTTTGCTGAACAACCTGTAAGTGTAGCACTAGATGCTTTTGCAGTTAAAGCTTTGTTAACTACAATATCTAAACAAGCAGCTAAGAAAGCAGCTGCTACTGATAAATTAGCTACAACAGCAAAAGGTACAATCTTAGAAGGTGAGCTTGCTGCTAGAGCTGCTTCTGAATTAAAAGTAGCAGAAGAGTTAAATAGAACTGTTAAGTATGAAGGCAAGTTAGTATGGGATGATGCGCTAGGTGCTTATGTACCTGAGTCAAGTGTACCTAAGCCACCTAAGATAAACTCAGCAGAAGTTGCTCCTTTAATAGATGATATTGAAAACGCTACTCCTAATAATAATCCTGCTGTAGCTAATGTAGTAGATGACGCAGGAGATGCTGCTGCTTTAGCTAGAGCAGAAGAAGCAGCTAGAGTAGGTGAAGATTTAAAAGCTGCTTGGCTTGCTGGTGCTAGTGACTTCTTTAAAGCAGAAAAAGCTAATGCTGAAGAAGCTTTAAAAGCAGCTGCGGGTTTAGATGCTGAAGGTATGATGGCTGCTACTAGAACTCAAGAAGTAGCACCTGCTCTTGCTGCTCAAGCAGATGACATGGCTGCTACTGCTAGAAGAACTTCAGACGATGCTGCTATGGCTGCTGCTACTCAAGGTGAGTTATTTAGTAACGCTAACGCTGCTGCTTATGAAGCTTACCAAGCATCCAGACTAGCTAATGAAGCTAGAGCTGCTAATGAATTAGCTAAAGCTCAAGGAGCTAATCCTCCTGCTGTAAGAGGTATGTTAGCTGCTACTCCTGAAACTAAATCAGCACAGTTAGCAAGAACTAAAGATATAGAAATACCTGCTCCACCTTCTATACCTAGACTAACAGCTAAACCAGAGTCAGCTAGTAGAGGATTTAAAGACTTAGAAATTAATCCTAGTAGAGTTTTACCTGCTGCTCAAAGGATAGCTGCTGCTGCTAGTCAGACTGGACTACAGGGAAATAGAGATATAGATGGTTCTCTTATACCTGTCGCACCAGACAAAGGTATTGATTTAATACC